AGGCCGCTGTAGGTATTCGTCGCCCCTTGTGAATTGTTAAAAGAAATGAGGCTGCTTATATTTAACTTCCTTGCCCCTTCAATATACGTCCCATGCCGCCCGTTAAGCCATGTTTGTACGTTCGATACTTGAATATCTTGAGGGTGCGTATTGCCATCATCGCCGGACGTAACAGCCAGTCCGTGCAAATCGTTGCCGAAGGCCTGTATAGAACCGCCTACGATAAACCTTCCGCCGAAAACCTCCACCCCGTGGTCCGCATTGTTATAGGCCAAGATAGAGCCAAAAACTATTTTCTGCGCTCCCGTATTGCCGCCCGTTGCGTTTCTTCCGAAGGCCACGCCATCCTCACCGCTCGCTGTGCCCGTCCCGTTGTCATGAGAAACAATTTCACCGATGGTTATTTGTTTCCACCCCGTCGTGTCTGTGGTATCGCCGAAAGCGACCCCCGTCCATCCGTTGCTGTATGCTATGATCTTCCCGATGGAAAGTTCTTCTGCAAGGATGGTGGATTCAAACGTCACGCCGTATTTGCTGTTGTCATGAACGATAAGCGTACCAATGTGTACCTTGTTGCAGTCTTGAATCCTTACGCCATGCCCAGAAGCACTCTTGACCTCAAGATTGTCAATATAGACTTCATCGAAATTAAGAATATCAAGTCCATGCCCGGCTCCCGTGAACGTGCCAAGCGTTTTGTTGCCATCAATAACAAGGTTTTTGATGACCAGTTTGCTTTTTGTCGTTCCGCCTCGGTAGCCAACCACATAATCGGCAGAAAGACTATTCCCCTGGATGGTGGTTATTTTCCCACTACCCATAATTGCAGTATTGTTATCAAGGGTAAGACTGGCTACCGTATGATTCGAGGTAACAAAGAGGACGCGTCCGGTTGATAATGCTTCGGCATATGCCAAATCAAGCGTGGCAAAGGTCTGTGAATCTATATAAGCTTTATGCTGTCCATCGTTTCCATGTGCAACAATAGACAGCCGGTTCAGCGTATCCGTAAGCGTCGGGTGTCCCGCACCGACCATCTTTTCGTTATAAGAAATTCTCTGGTCTGTCATTTGCTATCCTCCCACGATCAACGGTCCTTCAAATTTTACTTCCACGGGATCACTCACCGACAATTCTACATTCCACTTATACCCGCTGCCGAGCGCCAGAAATCTCACGCGCCTCTGATATTCCCCGAGCTTTCCGATAGCCGCCGTCCGGTCCTTCGTCCAGGTCAGTGCGCCATCATGTGATATGCGCAGGGACACCATTGGATTTTCCGCAGAACTCAGCATCACGGGATCCCCGCCGGCAGAAACGCTTCCGTTCGCGGCATAGCTGCCATCCGCCGGGACGGCCTCGTACTCTCCGACGACCGCCTGCCCTACGCCCACCTTCATCGGTACCTGAAGCGACGATACCCCGATCCGCTTCCCGCTGTCCCTGTCCGCTGCTTCCGGGGTGATGAACTTCCGCTTGATCGCCGCACCGTCCTCACTATATGCGCCTGTCTTCAGCTTGTATATTTTCCCGGTGGTGTAATCCCCGACCATGTGAAAGCCGTTGAAATACGCATAAGTCCGCGCCCGCCACCGGGCATCAACGCCATCCACCACGCTGGAGCGCTCATGCCATTGCTCTTCAGAGGCGTCATAGATGAACGTCCGGCCCTCGCTCGGGAACGTGATGGCATAGAAAGAATGCCCCTCGCGCATGTAGGCGAAGCCCTCGGCGTCCGCCGTATCCCTAAACTTCGCCATTTCTTCATTTAGGCCCCGCGGACTGATGATTGTCGGAGTGAAACCGCTCACCATGACGATGACCCGTTCTCCCTGTGGCGCCGTGGTCCGGGCGAGGAAGAACCGCGCCTGGTTGTTCTGCGCAAGGCTGTTCTTCGCCGCCAACCCAAAATTGAGCACGCCGCCGCTCCTGCGCTGGAACGGGAAGCCCTCAAGCTCGGCATTATAGAATATCTCCGTCGTCACCTTGCCGTAGAACCATACGTTCTCGTCGGAGGCATCCACGGACACAAGTGGATCGGGATCGCCCTCGGCGGAGGCAAAGTCTAGCGCGTCCCAGGCCGTCCCGTCGTATAGTCCGCAGGTACGGCCGATCTGCGTATCTGGGTCCACGGTGATGAAATACCCGTCTTTGAATGCAACCGCTGTGCCGCCGGGGAAATCAGGATCCGTGATCTCGGCAAAGGTGTCCGTCGCCTTCGTGTAGATGTACCCGTTCGGGCCATCCACGATCATGAGTTGCAGGCCGTTATCCGCCATGCCGACAATCCCCTGAGATGTAAGAAGCGTTCCTTTTTCTGTGACCGTCCCATCGGCCGAGATACGGTAGAACTTTCCGCCCGCCACGGCAAACTTGACAGATTCGTCCTTGCTCATGACATATAGGCCTCGCGACGGATAGCCACCGAGCGTGGCGAATTCTTCCAGCCCCTCGGTGCCGTGGAGCTCATAGTATTTGCCCGTGGGGTTCCATACCGGCATGAGGTTTACATACCGCTCGCCGTCGATCAGGAAGTTGCCCGTGGCTATGGGAAATTTCATGGTCGATTACTCCCAGGTCAAGATTCCGCCGCCGCCGCCCCTGCCCGCCGTCGGCACCAGCGCAAAAGAGGCATTCGCGGGCTCGGCGTTCAGGCCCTTAATGCCGGACAGCGCCGTATTCGCGGCGGCAAGCAATGAATCCGGGACTCCGGTATCCAGATACGCCGCAGCGCATAGGACCGCCATGCTCGCCACAAGCGCCGCCTCATAGCCCGGCTGAAAATCATAGGGGGTAAACAAGTCGGCAAAGGAGGTCAGTGTCTTTTGTGAGAAGAAGTGCGCCGAATAAGCCTTGTCGGGCAGGTGGTCGAAGACGACTGTCCCGTTCGGCACCGTGGGACGGTAGAATAGCCGTGTCGGAAGGCCCGAAAGCGTCTTCGTGGTCAGCCCGGCATATTGCGCCTCGGTCATGTCGGTTGCCACGGGATAATCGACGCCCGCATCCCGGAGGTAGGCAACCTCGATCTTGACAGGCCGCACGGTAGAAATGTCCGGCGTCCCGCTTTCCCCGACGGTGTACGAGCCCTGACCGACGACAAGCGTCTTGATGTCCTCGGTACGCACGGGGAACGTAAGCCGCTGTGTCGCCCACAGGTCAAGCAGGCGATTCAGCTTCCTCAGAAGTTGCTCGATCTCGGCGCCCGGCACTGCCTCGCCTACAGCCAAAACCTTTGCCTCGACCATCGCGTCGGTGATGATGTCGTTTGCTGTCAGGGTTCGCATGGGCTACGCCTCCACGGGTTCGGAATACCACGATCCGTCAATCTTGTTCTTCCACCGCACCTTGAGCGTTCTGGGCTCCATCGTCCACCCATCCGGGACGATTTCTCCCGCCTTGACGTTCCGGGGTTCGTGCTCGTTGCTGTAAATCGTCGTGTCCCAGGGGGCAGCAACGCCCTCCGGCTCAGTTTTCGGGGAAGGCGTGTGCGCAGTTGTCACGCTCTCCGTATTGCCCGGAAGTTGTTCGTTCTCTGTTTTCTGCTGCTGCTCCTGCGGCAACCGCCGATTTCTCGGTTTCCCTTTTTCCCATCCCATCTTTCACCTCCACGAACCAGATTGTTTCAACAACATGTGCAATGCCAAAAGACTCTTCTACCGCTCGCCGCACTCCCGGCCAACCGTCCGCGTAGTCATGGCCGCAGAGGATCCCGCCGGGCCTCACCTTCGGCAGCCAACGGTCGATTTCGGCCTTGACCTGCTCATAGCGATGGTCAGAGTCAATAAACACCATGTCAACCGACTGCTCCGGAATCTGCTCTGCCGCCTCATCGGAGCCCATCTTCAGGGTAACGAGGTTCGGATAGCGCCCCACGTTCTTCATGAAAATGTCATAGATCGGTTCGGCGCGAGCAATGGAAAGCGTTGAATCACGGTAATCGTCGCTACCCTGGAAGTGGTCCACGGCTGTCACGGTTCCCTTGCAGCCTTCAAGCAGGGCTTTTGTCGAACGTCCCTTCCATGACCCGACCTCGACCACGTTTTCCGATGATTCCGCTGCCTTCTTGAGGAAGGCAAGCTCCATCTGCGTCATCCATCCATCGGGCTCGCCATCGTTTACCTTATCGGCCTTAAGCTCTGCCGCATGGATCGCGTCGAAATGCTCTCGGAAAATGGTTTGCCTCGCCACGTGCCCCAGGCGGATTGTCGGATCGGCCCATATCTGAAAGCCCAGGGCCTTCATGCGGTGGCAGAATGATACATCTTCAGAAAGCTGCTCCGTTTCTCCCGTGGCATTCAAAAACGTAATGTGATGGAACGGTTGTCCGAAATAGCGGTCCAGAAAAAGTCCCTCTCGGAGTTTCACGTCTTTGGTGTACGCCTGCAAAACCTTCTTCCCGATAAGCAGAAATCCCGCGCCGCACGCATCAACCTTGAACGGCCTGTCTTGTAACGTGGTAAGATTGCGTATTCTGCCGTCCGGCATGAATTCGTAGACGACTGGCGCGTAAGGATGTAGGCGGCTGAAATATACCCCTGTCGCAACGTCCCGCTTCATGGCGATAAGCCGCTTGAGTGCGTCCGCCGGGAATACGGTATCGGAGTCGATGAACAATAGGTAATCGGCTTCCCAACCCTGTGCCAGCTTGAACATATCCGTCCGGCCCTCGGACAACAGGGCGTTCTGAAAAATCTCATAGCGATACTCGGCGCTCATTGCTGGAAACATCAGGGCCGCAGAGTGAGCATAGTGACCCTCTACGTCCGAAGCATGAGGCGTCGCCACAAGGACCTTGAGACGGTTAGATCGTGGTGCAGTTCCCGCAGAGTTCAAGGTCTTTCCTTTCTCCCTTTGCATTTTTCGTTCTAAAATGCGTGAAACGTTCCCCATCCCATACCCCCTTAATGGTTTCGGTATTCAAATCCCCCATAATGACTTCGCCCTCCACGTCGAAGCAGCACAGCGGCACGCGACCATCCCATAGGACCGTCATGTGCGTGGTAGGCCTGCAACAGACCTGCCGCGTGTTGTACGACGGCCTGAGTTTCCCGGCCCAATTCCCCGGCAGGAAGACCCTCGGGTTTATCCCCTTCGCGGAAAAGAACCGCTTGAATTCCTCGGCCTCGTAGCCGGTGACATAGGTAGGATCGAGAATCATGGACGCCGCGAGCCCCACGGTCGGGTCGAGCATCCGATAGCGCATGACGTTCTCATACGCGGGCTCCAGGTCCAGACCCATCAGGTCACGCCGGGTTTCATTCGATACGGCATTGAGTGAGAAATTGACCGCCCAAATGCGCAGCGCCGCGAGCTTCCTCGCTTTCTCGTCGTCAAGCAGATTCCCGTTGGAATACAAGCAAACTTTCGCGTGCGGGAGCTTTTCGTTGACATAGGCAATCCGGTCAAAAATGTCCTTATCGATAAACGGCTCCCCGTTCAAGAACGGAAGTACCATGTCCGGCTGCATGTCCACTGCATCATCGATAATCTTCTTGAACAGGTCCATGCTCATGAACCCGCGCTCCCGCTTCATCTCTGGCACCGGGCAGAAGACGCACTTCCCGTTACAGTAATTCGTTGTTTCGATCTGGAGCGTTCCCAGGGTGCTCATAACTTATCCACCTTCCCCCTTGTTTAAAAAAGGGGCCGGACCTCATAACTCCGGCCCCTTTGTACGATTTTCTTACAGGGATCAGTTGATGTCGGTGATCCCGATCTTGCAGATTGCGTTCCCGGTGCCGCTCGATTCCACCGTAAACACGGCACCTTTCGTTACCGCGATGTTCGCCAGCGTCTCTTCGCCTACAACGGCGTTGGCGGTCGTTCCCTTCGCAACGGATGCGACCGTAGCCGTCCCGTTCTTCAGGACGATGTTCGACGCCGTGGCATCGGCCGCGATTGCCTCGAATGACTCCACCGTGAAGTTGTTCGGTGCGCCTGCGGAAGAAAACACATTGACTGGGGTCGTTCCGTTCGTGGTGGCAAGGACCGTCTGATGGAATCGCGCAGCGATCCCCAGGCTCGCGTCAGGGCTGATGATCTCCCAGTCGGTCTTTCCGGCCTCGGCCGCAATGACGATGCTCTGGCCCGGAGCGATCACATAGCCCGCCAGGCCATTGATGGTATTTCCGGATCCCGGCGCAACCGTCAGGGCGTATGTCGCCGTCGGCGCCTTGAGCTTATAGACCTTTTTCCCGATGACGGTGCCGATCATGGTAGAAATGACCGGGAGCGTCACGGTAATCGCCGTGGTCGCGCTGATCTGGTCGTCGGTCAGAAGCGCGGTATATGCCGCCGCCTTCTGCGTGATGGTGCGCGGGGAGAACCCCGCGGCCACAAATGCTTTCATACCTTTTCCCATAGTAGTTTCTCCTTTTTCCTCCCGCGGTTAGTTGGTGATCCGGCACGCCAATTCCGGCCAAAACGTCTTCTTGGCCCAGGCGGCGTCCATACGCCAGATTTCCGAGAAGTTCATGATGTCCGGCCCGGTTGTCACGGTCACAGACAGCCCGCGATAGCTCCTTGTCGTCGCTTTGAGGCCACGAGGCGGCTTGATGGACGCCATGACGAGACCGAAAGCGTTCTTCTGGAACATGAGCGACTGGCCGTAAGCCGTGGACAGGGTGCCGGTCTTCACCGTGATGGTCTTCCCGTCGGCGGCCGCAGCATTGACCGTCTTGAATGCTCCGCTCGTGATGATCTGCGGACTGATGGAAATGGTCGCATTGCCGCTGCCGTCCGTGGTCACGTCCGCCTGGACCGAAAACTCCTGGAGGTTGCCGGTGTTCTGCCCGTTGTTGATGTTCACCGCGTACACGTCGGCTACGGTGAAAACGTCGCCTTTCTTGAGGATCAGGGTCGAGGTTGCCCACCCGTCCGTGATGAGGCTGCCGCCTTCCTGTCCTGCCCCGTTCGTCAGCGGAGTGCCGCTGTAGGCACCCACGGTGTGAACCGGGCAGTTTGCGGACTCGAACGGTTTGGCTCCGGCGATCTGGAACAGTTTCGCCGTCTTGACAAGCTGGCCGGTATCGTCCTGTGGATTGAATCCCGAGGCAAGCCCGGAAGTCAGCTTGTTGTACGCCTTCGGGTTCAGGGCAAGATGCCGGTTTTCTTCCGGTGCGCCGCCGTGCGTCAGTAGCTCACGGGCATCGGAGCAGGCCCCGTATGCGGCCGGGGGCGTGCCGGGCGTGCCGGTCAGGTTGTAGATGTCTGTGTAGAGCGAGAACAGGCTCATTTCCACATCGGTCACGAGACGGCTTGCTGCCGGTTCCAGGAAGTTGCCGGCCCAGTCGTCGAATGCCGAAGCGTTCATGGTGAGATCCAGCCCGGAAAGCTCCAGCGGGATTACCTTCCATGAATCTGCCGTCACGTCA